CCAGCGCGGCCCCAAAAGAGACACCCCCCGGGCGGTCAGCCTCGAGCGCCCCAGGGGGCGATCGAGAGTGCCTCGGTACACGAGGGCTTCCATGGGCGTGCGCCCCAGATTATGCTCCACGTGGCCGGTCACATACCAGCCCTGGTTGCCAAACAGGGCCATGCTCACCATCACGGTGGGTGTCAGCATGATCAGCTCGGTTGGCCGGCCGAGGTAATCCACGTCGTTAATCAGCAGACCAGCCTTGATGGCCCGCCGACGACGGTCCCACAGCGCTGCCGACGTCATAGCCGAATACGGCAACACCAACACAGGCGGATCACCCGCGGCCACATCACCGGGCAGGGTCACCAGGAACGACACGCCGTGCGTCGCTGCGCTCGAAATAGCGTGCCCAATCTCAGTAGCAAACCGGTTCTCATCCAGGAGTGTCGCCAGCCCGTAAGGATCCTCCGACCCGTCAGGAGCCACCACGCCATCCCAGTGGCACCTCGACGTCAGAGAAAACACAGCCTTCTCCGGCCACGTCGACACAATACGCAGATCACGCGCGATCTCACGCGGCAGGGAGATATTCAGGCTATCCACGAAGACCTTGCAGTCCAAGTACGCCTGACGGCGCATGTTGGACGGATACCGGGCCTGCCACGTGCCCACCAGCTCATTCAAGCCAGCCTGAAGGGTATCGGACAGGCCGGCTACGACAGGTGGGGAAAACATACTGGGCCCCATGCCGGTAATCAGACGAGTATCAACATTCATGATCATGATAAAGCCTCCTGGCTCTTGTTCGGTCGGCGACGCGACGTGCGCGCCATCCACAATGCGACGCTCACAGCCTCCAAGGGGACTTCGTCACCCTCCTGCCCGGTTGAGTGCCAGCCCCACACGCCGTCGGCGCCCCTGATCTTCTTATCAGACACTGCCACGGACGCGTCCAGGGCATCAGTGTCTGCGTCATGCCCGCCGGGGTGCGACACGGTATGGGCTTGTACGGCGTTGAGGAACCCGGAGCACGCGGTGAAGTACTCCCTGGTGTCAACGACGTGCAGGTACCCCTTCGGGACTTTCATGGCGCGCAGATCCTGTTCCAATGCTAGCCCACCTGACCTGCCTGACACGCCCACCGCTGAGTAGCGGGTGCGGCGCTCATACAGCCAGTCCGCGAGCGCACTGCTGGTCATGGTACCTGTGTTCACGTCAATGAGTTCCACGTGCGCGTGGCCTGTCTTACGGTCATACAGGCAGCCTGCCACGGCTGTGCGCTTGCCATCCTTGGAGAAGGCGACGCCCAGTGCGCGTGTCACCCCGGGGCCGGTTAGCTCATCAGGCAGCTGCGTCACACCGGTGGCTTCCCAGTCTGTAGGGGTGATGAGTCGGCGTGTGGCGTCAATGGATGCCCACCAGCCGAGGCGCTCGCGGGCGAACCCGTCGTCGGAGAAGCTTTTACGTTCGCCTTCGAGGACACGCATTTTCAGCCTGCCTGAGAGCATGGCGGGGTTGGTGCGCACCCATAGGCCCCTGTCGTCTAGGTCAATGTCTGCCAGTGACTTCGGCAGGCCCAGCGGCGACCATTCGTCCCAGCACGTGTACAGGGATTCGCCTGAGAGCGCGTCGCGGCGCTTGCGGGAGAAGACTTCACCGTTTGCTGTGGGGCTTGGGGGTGTGCCGGTGTAGATCCACTGTGGGTTGCCCAGAGGTGCGGAACTCGTGGTGGAGAGGAGCGCTTCCAGGGCCTCATCTCCGAGCTCCTGGGCTTCATCTAGGACGAGGACGTCGACGGTGAAGCCTCGCCCTGAGCCTTTGGAGCGTGCGGCGATTTCGATACTGCCACCGTTTTTGAGGTAGACGGCTTCTTGGCCGTTGACGTTGCGGATGTTGGCGACGAGGGCGTTGAGGTCTGGGAACTTCGCGCCGGGGTCGTTTGCGCATTCTCCGAAGAAGTGCTTGAGGCGGCGGAAGTGCTTTTGTGCGGTTTTGACTTCGTGGGCGGTGTGGAGGATTTTCTCTCCCCTACCGATGGTGCCGAAGAGTTCTCGGATTTCTAGGATGGCGTTTTTGCCGTTTTGGCGTGGGACGGCTAGTCCGCAGGTCATGTTGGCCCACCCGGCCTCGCCTACAGCGAGCCAGTGGCCTAGGACGTGTTCCTGCCAGGGGTCGGCGTCGAGGCCGTAGGCTGCTGCGAGTGCTACGGCGAGATCCCCCAACGACTCGGTCGCGAGGGATGCCACAGACACGCAGGGCTGTTGTGCGGTTTCAAGAGGCGTTGATGTCACGCTTGCGTAGCCTTGCCTGGAAGATGGCGACTGCACTGGTGCCTTCCTCTTCCTCGCCTGTGTTCTCGCTTGTGGCTGCCTGCTTTTCGAGTTCGGCTAGTTCCTTGGAGAGGCGGTTGGCGGTGTTGAGGAGGGGCGCGATCTTGTTGGGGTCTGCGCCTTCGATGGCCTGCCATGCCTTGGCTAGCAGCGTGCGGACTTCTTCTTCTCGTGTCATTGCTGTTCTCCTGCCTGTGTGATGGTGGTGATGCCTGACTGGTTGAGGCATGTTTTCATGAGGCTGGTGGCTTCTACGCCGTCTGTTATGTATGCGCGCGCGGCGCCGTCTATGGCGCGGTTGCGGTTGACGGCTGTGATTTGCCGGGGGGTGCGTAGGTAGACGCGTGCGAGCCTCCCCGGGTCTTCGATGTATTCTGCGCGGTGGAGGCTGTGTGTCCGGTAGTGGGGGCTGTATGTGCCGACGTAGGGTTGGAAGGCTGCGCGTAGTGTGCGTCGGTCTGGGTAGATGACGACGCTATGTTCCCCGTTGGGGGTGTCGTCGAGGATGTCTAGTATGTTCATGGTTCGATTATAGCACGCTAGCGCTATGCTGGTTGAATATTGTACTGTGTGTTGTGGATAAAGGAATGCCCCCTACCATGACATCACAAATGGTAGGGGGCCAGGATCACCACAGAAAGGAATAAAAAAGGCGATCCGGGATTTATCCTCAAGCACTAGTATACACGAGGACTCACAACAAATCAGAGTTAAGGCTATGATCCTGCTCACACGGGAGTGTGTCGAGGAACCCCCCCGCCCCCCACCGGGCCAGGCACGGCCGACACCACCACGCGCTGCTACCCAAAGAATGCGAACCTTGAATCTTCCTCAAGGCTTCTACGGGCCATACAGGAGCCTTCCCGTTGAGGAGCGGCACCGGCGAACCCTCAAAGACTTCTGCGGGAACTCTAAAGATAGGGCTGGATGAGGATTGCGTACGCCCGGCAGACGTAACCGACAATCCAGGGCACTCACAATAAGAGCCCCCCTGTCTTCTATGACAGAGGGACAGACCCAGACTAAAAAACAACCCCGGGGGGATATCCCGCTAGGCCTCTGGGGTACTCATCGTAGAGGTGGGGGGATATGGTCCCCCACCTCTGTGGTTGCTTCTAGTATAGCACGTGTTTTTACCAGTCGATGGTGCCTATGGTGTGGCATTGCTCACGGGTGTGGTTTTGTTGTGCTCTGTTGTTCCAGCCGATGGGTTTGTCTCCTCGTGATTGGTTGCATTTGCGGCAGGTGACGCGTGCGTTGGTGATGGTGTCTGTGCCGCCTTGTGCGTAGGGCACCACATGGTCAGGCTCCGGGCTGGCTGGTTGGAGTGTGGTGCCCCAAGCGAGTGTGCATCCGCAGTCGGGGCAGTTGGTTTGTCCGGCTGCGCGGGCGAGGTGGAGGACTCGTGTGCGCCATTTTTTGTGGCGGGTGGTTCCGGTTCGTGATGCGGTCATGTGGTTAGTGTAGCGCGCTGGGGTGTTAAGTGTCGCCTTGGAGGGTGGTACCGTGTTCAAGATAGCTCCCTATATTTCTACTAGAACTGATTTTCTGTTAGTTCTCAGTTCTCTTCATTTTTTCAGTTATTCTTAAAAAGAGTGGTACCAGTGGTACCAGTAGGGATTTTTCCTTGGTATTGCAACGAAAAACCTGGTACTGGTGGATGGTACTTCTGAGGACCCGGTACTCGTTTTTGTGGTGGATCCGCGTTGGGGCTTGTATGAACTGAGTTTAGTTCTGTTAGTTCTCGGGCGCTGATTTGCTTCGAAACGCGGGGGTGGTACTCGTTTTGGTACCGGCCTTTTGGTCGGGTGTAAAGTTGCTCGGGCGTCTGTGCCCTGGCCCGGATGGGGGGTGGGGGTTCCGATTCGTTACCCCCCTTGGGGCTCCGGCGTCGCATTCGGCCCCTATGGTGTGCCTGTTCGTGTTGTCGCGCGCGGCCAGAGTGTGCCTATAATAGGGGCACAAAGGGGGTAGCTCCCTTTCTGGTGAGATTGAGGTGATGACTAACCCTCCTAGCCCTTGGCTAGGGGGGTTAGGTTATGGTAGAATAGGAGTCCCTAGTATTAGACAGGAAGGAATAAGCTCATGATCATTTCAGTTTCGGCCGAGGCTAGCATCACCAAACCATTAATGCTGGAATGCGGGCTCACCACCGACCAGTTCATGGACATCTTCAAGCCCGAGAACGTGAAGCAGCGGCCCACCAAAAACGGCCGCAGCTATATCGCAGGCAGGCTCCTCGACTACAACAAGCCCCGCGGCAAGGGCAACGTCGTCGACCGCTGCGCTGTCGTCCTGGACTGCGACGACGCCGACAAGGCCAGCATCGACAAGCTGTGCGAGGGTGTGCGACAGTTGGGCGTGCGCAGTGTCGTGCACTCCACCTACTCCTCCACCCCCACTCATCCGCGCGTCCGCGTCGTCATCCCCCTTATTACTGTAGTCGTCCCCGGAGACTACACGGCCCTGTGTAAGGCCCTCATGAACCACCTCAGCATGGTCACGTGGGATGAGTCCTGTGCGCAGGCAGAACGCGCCATGTACATGCCCGCCAAGCCGGAGGGCGGCGAGTACTGGGCTATCCGGACGGATGGGGCGCTCATGGACGGCCTCGAATGGCTGAAAACGCACGCCCCCGCGGTGAAAGCCCGCAAATCCAAGGGGAACGTCGCCAAGCGAGACCGCAAGCGCCGCCCCGAGAACGACCCCGGCATCCAGGGCGCATTCAACAAGGTCTACTCGATTGAGGACGCCATCGAAGAATTCGACCTGCCCTACGAGCCATGCCGAGACGGCCGCTGGACCTACTATGAGTCCCACACCGAGGGTGGCCTGCGTCTTGTCGAGGACCGCCCCGACCTGTGCATCAGTGAACACGCCAACACTGACCCCGCGTGCTTCGTTGACGGTAACGGTAGCGTACGCGCACTGTCGGCGTTCGAGCTGTGCGCCGTGCACCTGTACGGTGAGGGCGACGACACTAGCCTGCCCCCGCGTGAGCGCGCCTCCATGCAGAAGATGGCCAAGCGCGCCGCTGAGGATGAGGTTGTGCGGGCAGAGTTCGGCGCCCCTGAAGGAGTCGCTAACGTCGATATTGTGTGGCTGCGCGAAGCGGCTCACCGCACGCGTGTTGTAGCGATGCATGTGGCCGAGGAGCTGCGTGATCGCCTCGCGTATGTGGAAGGTTTCGGGTGGGTGGCGTACGTCCCTGAGGAAGGAGTCTGGAGCCCTGTCGATGAGGGTGGCGCAGTCAACCGCGTTAATATGGTCGCGGAAGCTTGGGAGCAGGCCGCAATGGTGGTAGGCGACGAGATTGTAATGAAGAAGGTGCGCCCCTTCTGCGGGACTCATGGCGGACGCAGTATCCTCGTGCACCTCCGGGAGATGGTGACGCATGACGCTGATGATTTCGATGCTGATCCTGACCTGCTGTGCGTTAGGAATGGTGTCGTCGATCTGCGTACTAGCAAGCTCATGCCCCATGATCCTAAGTACCTGATGATGAAACGGTCGAGAGTTAACTATGTGCCCGGTGCGACGCATCCGGCATGGGATAAGGCCCTGCAGGCCCTCGACGTTGATCAGCAGGTTTGGCTGCAGCATTGGATTGGCTGTGCCTTCACTGGCTACCAGCCTGATGATCGCGGTGCGGCGGTGCCGTTCCTCGTTGGTAGTGGCTCTAATGGTAAGTCTGTGATCATGACTGCTCTTACCAGGGTTTTTGGTGATTACGGGCATGTGGGTAGTCATGACCTGTTGATGCCTAATGGTGGTAAGGATCTGTTGCGGGCGTGTGCTCCTTTGAAGGGTGCCCGACTGTGCATTATGGAGGAGGCCCCGGATAAGGTGATCTATGGTAATGCTCTTAAGCAGTTGGCGGCGACGCCTACCATGAAGGGTGAGTATAAGTTCAAGAATGAGTTTACGTTTACCCCTACTCATTCGCTCATGGTGAGCACGAATAATAAGCTGCGGATTGATGAGGGTACGACTGCTGTGGAGCGTCGCCTCGCTATTCTCTCGTTCGATTACGAGTATGGTGAGTATGAGGATGAGAAGAATAAGAAGAGGCTTGCTGATCCTAACCTCCTGCGTGAGTTGGCGACTCCTGAGGCTCAGGAGGGGGTTCTCGCGTGGGGTGTTGAGGGTGCGAAGATGTACTTTGCTGCTGGCCAGCATGTGCAGGCTTCTACGGAGGCGATGCGGGCTGCGAAGGATGAGTGGCTGGGGTCTGCTGATGTGCTAACGTCTTTCTTTAATGAGATGCTGATCGAAGACGAGGAGGCGATGATTCCTTGGACTCACTTGTGTGCAGCGTTTGTTGACTGGCAGGATAGGGAGAAGGGGAAGGCGTGGAATAATGCCACGCTTAAGGGCCGCGTGTCGATGCATCGCCTGTTCTCTCGGTTTAAGTCCGGTAAGCTTCGTACCTCTGGCATGAGCGTGTATCGTGACAAGTATGGTAATGGCCCTGATGTTCCGAGGGGTGGGCGTGTGGCTGGTTTGCGTGGCTTGCGTTTCCGTACGGATGCTGATGGTGAGCCTGAGGCGTTTGAGGGCGAGTATGTTGAGCCGGAGCCGGAGGTTGTTGTCCCTGTCGTTGCTGAGCCTGAGCCTGAGGCTCTGGTCCCTGTGGAGGATGTCTCTGTCTCGGCCGCGCGTGTTGTGCCTGAAAAGGATGAAGTGGAGCGACGGGGGCTTGTTGAGGAGATCGAAGGCCTTGTGGCCTTTGTGCATGCCTGTCCCGGCGGCGTCGAAGAGGTTGACCGCCTCGTGGAAGAAACCGGTGCAACAGGACCTGGTGTTTCCTTGGGTAAGCTTCGGGCGTTCAAGATCCGCCTGGAGGGTGCGCTGGCACGACTGACTATCCTTAACCGTGAGCGGTTGGGTGTTCCCTTCGTGGAAGACAACGCGCGCCGGCAGGAGTGAGTAGAGAGGACGGGGGTACTCGTTGAGTGAGTACCCCTCGGGGTGGGTGG